TAAACTGCAAGTTTCAAAATCAAAAACTAGAAATTTTTGTTTTTTGTTGAATCGGATTAGATCTTCTTTCATGATTTTTCTAAAAAGCTTTCAAAGCAAAACTCGTCACTACTAAAGTGGTCTAAATTTGGTTTTGATAATGTTTTATTGCCGAATTTTCTACTGCATATACATTTGTATGTTTGAAACGCCTCTAGGTCAGATTTATTTTTATAATAAATAGTTTTAGTGTTTTCTGTTGTGAAGTTATTTGACTTAGCGTATCGTTCCACCTTATCCGATATTAAATTATCGAATGGCAGACTGTTTGATTCTAGGAAAAAGGTCGGATTAGTGAAGTTGAAGTCAATAATACAATTTGAGAAATACATGCAGTTATTATACAAAAAGGAGTCATAAAAAGGTATTGCTAGTTTGAGATCATCCTCAGACCAAAATGATTTTAATTCTGAGATCGTTATACCCGTTTTGTTTCCTGAATAAGTTTTGCTATATATTTTATTTAGCAACTTACAGCCATGTCCATTTTTTGCAAAAACTATTATTTTACTCAAGGAATCTTCCTGCTCGTATTCTGAAATACAGTCAATTCTTAAACCAAAAACCAAATCAATTCCCGATTCTTTCGCAATATGATTTGAGTGCAAAAAACCAATTAACGAATCTTCTACCAAAACGATTTTCTTTAAATTGTTTTGTAATGCGATATCTATTATATTATCTGGGCCAACTTGGGAATTGTTTGGCGCATCAATTTTTAGTATAGACTTGCCTATGCTAAAATGGGATTTAAATAATGGAATCATTGTCACATTTAACCATTTTTCAAAGACAAAGTCAATTAAAAAATGTCATTCCAGTAGGGGCATCCAGAATAAAATCTTTTTTCAACAGTTTGGTTTGGTTTAATTTCACCAATACCCGACTCTTCAAAAGAGGATCGCAAAACGTTCCCCTCCTCATCAATAACTGCAAAATAGTGAAACGGTTGACGATAGGAGCAAATAAAATTTGGTATTTTTTCGCCATTTTTATCAAGAACGTACTCTCCCCTCGACTTTTTAAACCCCTCCTTACCACAAGCTAATGGACCACCAAAAGTGCCATCCTTTGGGTACCCTTGATTAGCGGCATAGTTACTTTTACCGTCTAGTTCTGTGAAATTATCTATGTAGTTTTGTATCTCAGTTAATTCGTATTCAAAGCCAGATAATTCTTCCTCTGAAAGCTCATTCATTTCTACTATACCCTTACCCTTATTCCCAAGCATATCAGAGGATAAATCAAACTTCAAAAATACGAACTCTGATCGTGCTTGAAGGTATTCTGGATATATTTTCTTAACAGCAAGGCTGTACATCAAGTCCTGTAAATTATCAGTCAAATCTTTACCTTTAAATACTTGCTTGCTTGATTTGAAGTCCCTAATTAAAGCTTTTTTCTTTTTGCCATACAAAAATAGTTTATCAATAAAACCTTTTATCCTGTATTTTTTACCATCCTCATCGACGAATAAATCAAAATCTTTTTCAGAAATAGATTCAGAGGGTTCACCGTTCGCATCTCCAAAGAAATCATACTTTAGACCGTTTAAGGTCATGTCATATATAAGCTTCATATTTTCGTCGTCATCGACGTTTAATTTCTTGGCGTATATATCTATCATTCTAGAAACGGGTTTTGACGCGCTTATACTGTCGGACTTTATTATGCTGTCGTAATGCTTTTTGTGCCTTGGGTTTCCAAGGCATTCAAATATAGCGTGGCAAATCGTACCCCTTGATGCGCCATCATTACTTTTATCTGGAAGCTTTAAGTTGTATCTTGAATAATATATCCAAGAGCATGTTTGAAGTGTCTTTATACGGCTCGCGGAGATGGCTTTCATGGTTATTTTAACTCCTTTATTTTTTTATAAAAAATCTTTTTTAAAGAGCCGTTTTTAATCATTTTTTCTGATTCGGATATGATATGTGGAACTTGTTTTAACGGATCTGTTGAATCCTTTTTTACGACCCACTTGTCAAAATCTAATTCATTCATATCTCCAAAATCATTTTTATTTGGCAAACAAATTCTTACTTTTTCTTTATCGAAGAAATTTAATAACCTGTAATAGCTATTAATTGATCCTTGTAGGCCTCTATTGTTGTCTTTATTGTTGTCATTGTTAAATGAAATAATAACTTTATCAATAGGAAAACTCACAAGCGCACAAGCTAAGTAGCTAGAAACATCTAAACCAAAAGCTACTAATACATTTTTAATTCCATACTGAAATAAACTAAGCGCATCACCTATACTTTCTACTATAATAACTTCTTTTGTTTTATTTATAGATTCGCTGCACTCGCTCATTGTATAATAAGGGTAAATCCAATTACTTTTTTTGCCTAAATGCTTCCATTTTGGCCTATTATTGGATTGATCTTGACGCATGTCGCGACCAGCAAAGCCGTGTATTTTATAATCTTTATTATAAATAGGAAAAACGAACCTTTGATACATTTGACCTTTTGTGGCTAAACCGCACTTAAATTGTTTCAGTATAGAGTCTGATATACCCCTGTTGTTGTAAAATGAATAATGAGGCAGTAACTGCTTTAAAATGTCTTCGCTATAAGTTTCTTCCATTGTTATCTTTTGGCTCTCGATTTCTGACAATTTAATAGTAAAATTATCGGAGTTATTTGATGGTAAATATTTTTGAATTAATTTTTGGTTGTTTTCGCCAACGGTTTTCCTGATTAACTCATAATAAGAACCTTTATTATTCGCTACAAAATCATACCAGCCTCCGCTATTTTTATATATTTTTAAAGCTGTCGGGTTTTGCCCGTCTCTATATTTCGCGTTAGACCTCCAGTGATCGCCAAGGTCTTTTAAGTTATAACCTAGTTCGCTTAATGAATCTCTTATGTTTTCAGCTTCAATCATAATAAATCAAACTCCACATCATTATCTACAGGTTCGATATTCACCATTCTTCTGGCCTCTTCAAGATCATGTAAGTCACCTTTTTCTGTGATACCAAAATTATTGAAATCTAAATTAATATAATTTTTCCTCTTTGTTCCGTCTTGGAGCTCGACTGGTTGAATAGCTCTATCTATATCTTTACCTAAGTGTCTAGTTTTTATAGGTATAAATTTATGCGTTCCAAAACCGCTTGGTTCGTTTGCGAGTTCATCCATCGTCTTTTGCCTCAAGATAAACATATGGGAAGAAAACTGAACAATTTGGTCTGATAAGGAAACGATGCTCTCATCGTCAATAACACTGTCAGCATTTCTGTTATTTGTTATACCAATACGATTGCTCTGCACACTGGTCATCATTGATATCAATGGGCCAGATTCGTCTTGAATTTCTCTTTGTATAAACTGTTTGAACCTATCAACCATTTTACCCACTAACTCCCAAGAGTTTTTGTTTTGAGAATTTGATTCAGATGTAGTCTTAATATAATCAAAACTAAAAAGCATTTTATTACCTCTACCTATTTTTGAGTAATAAAACCTTCTTGCAACATTTACCATTGCATCTACATCCATTCCAGCAACGTTATAATAATAAAATTTTAATTTTTTTACATCTTTCCAGACAGACCTTATTCTTTGAACTACTTGCTCTGCTGATAAATCGCCGTAACTGGTGGTTCTCCACTTTCCGCTTTCAATGAGGTTCATTGGTATACCAGATAATGCAGCACACTGGCGCATTATTAGCTCCTCCTTGCTCATTTCGCCATTATCAAAATGCAATACTGGTATACCATGCATTCTTGAAATTTTGGTACAAAAATCCATGCAAAATTGAGTTTTTCCAACTCCAGACCTAGCAACAACAACCGTTATATTCCCAGGTCTTACTAAAGACCCATATATTTCATTTGTTCTTTCGTGAGGACCCATGGGGCCAAATTCTTCTATTGGATTATTCCCCCTTTCTTCAATCATATACTCCATATCGTCGTATATGTTCTCTGGTTTAGCTTCTCCAACCTCATAAAGGTTTATTTGTTCGTTGTATATAGAATCAGCTTGTTCAATAATTTCCGAATAAGACTTATTAGACGGAATCGCTTTCATTTTTTCAGCCAACTTAATTGAGTTTGTATATATACATCTTCTAATCGTTAGCTTTTTTAACTCTTTGCAGGTTTCTATTACGCTTTCTTTTGAAACCTGCTTTAAGGACAGGGCCTGTATATAATCACCAATAACAATATTATCCTGAAAAGATATACCAAGGGAATTAATCCTTTGCGTTAAAATCACTTCATCGATTTGCTTGCCGCTTTCAAGGGACTCCTTTAACAGCGAAAAAATTGTCTTATTGACAATGCTTGATTGACTATAGAAATCATTTTCATCAATAAAGGATGAAATTTCATTATAGATATCAGGATACTTTAATAAAGCAGAAAGCAACTGCTGTTCTAATTCAAGCGAATGCATTTTTTAAGCAAGATTTGTTTTTTTTATTCGTAGATTATATCATCATCTAGTGAATTTTCAAGATATAATTCTAGACTTTTCCTAACTCCCATCTCAACGATTTTACTATCATATTGGCTAACAACCACTGGGGTTCCAGACTGAGATATGGTAGCTAAAAGATAGCCTCTTGATCCATCCAGCGGGCCAGAAAACTCATGGAGTTTGCGAAGAAAACTATCTGGTATGCTAAATTCATTAAATTCTTCTATCTCTAAATCGTTTTGATCATCTGCTTCGTCCATAATATATTATTACACTATAGTATAACGCCATTGTTTTTAAAATAGCAAGGATTTAATTCTTTTTCGTCGTAAACTTCTATTAAAATAATCTCGTTGATTTCGCAATAATTTAGTTTTTCTTGGTCTCGCCTAAGTTGATTAACGAAATTATATTTGTTTTTACCGTGAAAAAATGGAACGTGCTTAGTGTGTTGCGCCCCCTGGACTTCAATGGCTATTTTTTTATTTGCATTGTAGAAATCTAAGCTCAACCTCGTTCCAGCTACAGGGAATTCCTCAAAAACTATATGTTTTTCCCAGTATTTTTTAAGAAATAATTTAACAGCCTTTTGTATATTGCTTTTACTCTCCCCTTCCCAGTCGATTCTATATTTTTTTGCATTTCGAATAGATTTTATTCTTCCAGTGATCGTTTTAAATTTCATGACGAGGCTGTGACTTCTTTTACCATTTTACCCAAATGAGAGCATAATGGTTTGTTTTCTTCTAGAAGCGACAAGAGTTTTTGTTCGCCTTGAATTTTTTCTGGGCAATCAATTTTGTTTTTTATTAAACTTTGAAGGACTTCTTGGTCAAAAGATATCCAGGCACCTTTTTTTTCGATAAACCCCCATAAATAAAGCATATCAATAATCTCCCTCTCTACCCAGACTGAATTTCCTCCAGTCCTTCCGTATTTAATTGGGTACTTAACGACCATTCCAGTTTTTTCATTTACGCTCTTCCGAAATGCTATTTTGCAAAAGTGGCCGATTGGTTCGCCCTTATCTTCTATTTTAGTAGCGGATTGATTTTCAAATAAAATATCTTGAGTGTATCTCTGTTGGAACTCTAAAATAAAATTTGCATAATGCTTAATAGCGTTTCCTCCAGCTTGCTTTTCTTTTGGTCCACCTCTTGCTGCGTAGGCATTCGCTGGAACTTCAACCCTTACCTGTGATGTTAAAATCATCATGTGGTTTAATTTCATAATAGGAAGCACCATTTTTTTAAGGAACACTGATGTAATCAACGCTCCACCAGCAACTTGCTCACTATCTTGAAATGGTTTATCGTAGTCATTTTGCCTACATAAAGCATCAACGCTATCAATGATGAACATATACTTCTTGTTGTCTTCATTTTCGTTGATAAGCATTCTTACTAACTCGAAAACTTTCTCAAAAACATTACAGTCAAATTTAAAAAATCTTTCTGGAGAGGTATCTATTCCTGACCTTTTTATCATCTCAGGGCTTAAGCGGCCTTCGCTCTTTACGTAAACCACCATTGCATGATCCGCAAAATACTCTTGAAAGTTTTTAGCAACAGATAAGGCGCAGCTGGTTTTGCCACCCTCGTTAACTCCAGTAAAACGGTGTACGCCAGCTGGGAACCCACCACTGAGAGCTAAATCTAAATTCAAACTGCTCGTTGGTATTTTGTAATCCAATTCATCATTAAAGTTGAAATGAAATTTTTTATTATCCTTGTCTTTTAAAAAGGAATCGATTTTTGATAATGTGGTATCGCTCATTTATTTAAGAAGTCTTTAATTGTTTTGTTTGTTTTTACTAGTTGGGCGTCCTTGCCTACTTTTTCCCCTTCGTTCATTTCTGGCTTCTCTGGTATTTGATAATTAAACGAACTGTATTTATCCTTTAGGGTTTGATGCATTGGGTCAAATAACAGATAATTTAATGATTCGACCTTACCGATTGCAAATGAAACATTTTTCCAGAATTTAATACTTGGAAATAGTTTATATAATTTATCTAAAGCCTTGAGCTGTATCATAAAAAAAGTTTTATGATCCTTTTTTTTTAAAGGGAACTCTACCAGCCTATAGATTGTTTCGCCGCGCCAATTATCTGATATGTCTTCTTTTGTGAAACCGTTTTTTAAAAGGTATTTTTCTATTGTGGCTATACCGCAGCCAGTTATTTCTTTGATTTCTTTTTTAGACTTACCAGTATTGCGTAATTTGATAATCTCTTCAATTTGTTTGCTAGATAAGGCCATCGCACTATAATAGTACAATGGCCGTTTCTAGTCAAGAAATAAATCAAAAATTAAAAATCATCATCAAGTGAGCCGCCCTGCTGGTATTCCCTGACTCTCCTTTCGAAGAAATTTGTCATAGCTTGAGTATCAACAACTTCCGAAAGCCAAGGAAATGGGTTTTGATCAGATGGGAAGCGGTAATCCAGGCCGATAGCCTCCAGTCTACGATTACCAATATAATGCATATAGTCAACGAACATATTCGCATTTAAACCAAGAATCCCAGTTGGCAAAACATCTTTTGCGTAAGAAATTTCTAACTCTACGGTCTTTTTCATATGTTCCACGAACTCAGATTTGACTTCATCGGTCCATATTTTTGGATTTTGATCGATCAATGTATTGATTAGGTAGGTTCCAAATTTGATGTGGATGCTTTCGTCTCTAAGGGTGTACTTAATCTGGTCTGAGACTCCTTGAAGTTTATTTTGTCTGCCAAGAGCGAGCAGCATAGCAAAACCAGAAAAGAAAAATGTGCCTTCACATACAATATAATATGTAAACAGATTTTTAAGTAATTCTTTTTTTCCTTCAATTGTTGACGTTGAGAAATCACTGCGATTGATATCACTGGTTATATTGATCAAGAAATCATCTTTTGCCTTAATTGAAGGGACTGTTTCATACGCTCTATAAACCTCATCTACATCAAGATCAAGGCTATCGCAGATGTATACAATAGTTAAATTATGCAAGCTCTCTTCAAACGCCTGTCTAAGGATATATTGCCTGCATTCTGGGTCACTAATATATTTAAACGCAGAAAGCAGTAAATTATTGCCCACTAAAGATTCACTACCAGCAAAAAAGCCAAGGCATCTTTTTACTAATAGTTTTTCATCTTCTGTGATTTCGTCGTTTTTCCATTGCTTAATATCATTTTGCATTGATATTTCAGTGGGCATCCAGTTATTGGCGCATCCGTTGAGAAATAATTCCCATGCGAATTTGTGCTTATGCGGGAGTATACGGTTGACTCCAGCGATTTCTTTATTGATTAATAGACCAGTTTTTTCGCTCATTTTATATATGCATAGACATAGATTCCCAGTATAATATATTGAGAATAATTTATATTAATTAGTTATAATGTTCTCAGAGGCTTCGGTCAAAATAAATTCTAAAGCTTCTGTTAGGAGATTGGTAACGCTACCAGAAGATAATAAACCAGTAATTGTATCTGGTCTAAAACCCGCATCATAATCATCTCCTATATCGTTTAATTCAGTAGTTAAACCAAAGTTAAATAATTTTCTAAACAATTCACGGCCAGTATGGTTTTTATAATACTGCTCATCAGATGATCTGCCTAGATTTAAAATGTCACGAATATCATCAAGAACAGTTGATAAATTATCAGAAAGTTCTTGAGAGCTATAAGCGTGTATTTTTTTATTTATTTGTGCGAGGCTCATCCTACTATAAGATACACATTTTATTTATCTTTTTTATCAAAAATTGAATTGCACACAGCTATTCTTTGTTTGATATCTTTAAACTCTTCCCTGGTTTTAGGGTCAGCTAAACATCGACTCATAAATTGTTTTTTTGTTTCGTTTTTCTTTTTATTTGGTAACGGCATTTTATTGACAGGATTCACATCCAGGATCGAGAATACTGCAAGCTTTAACTTCTTTCTTCTCTTCTTGGTTATTATCATTTTGTACACTTTTTTCCACTTTTGTGGCTCCTCTATTTCTTAAGTAGTAAGTTGTTTTTAAACCAGCTTTCCATGCTGCCATGTAAATATCGTTTAAGTATTTTAGTGAAGTTGATTTATTGTATAGGTTAAAACTTACGCCTTGATCAATCCATTTTTGCCTAACAGCATTAGCCTCAATCAATTTGAACATGTCGCGGTCAAATGCTGTTTTGTATTTTTCTTTTATCCAATCTGGGATCTTGTTTTTTAATAATGAAACATCACCATCAACGGATTTGATTAATGAAATAATTTCAGGGTTCCAAAGTCCAGATTTTTTCATATCAGCAACAAAATACTCATTCATGATGAAAAAGTTTCCACTTTTATTTTCATAAAC